CTAGGGGAACTTGGGGGAGGCGACAGGATTTGAACCCGCATCCACTTGGGGATTAAGCAAGCAGCTCGGCCATTGAGCTACGCCTCCGTGGTGCGCGGCGATGGATTCGGACCACCCTCGCTTACATTTACACAAATCCTCGGTACCAAGGATTACGCTGCCTTGCAAGCTACACCTCCAACTAGGTGCCGCGCTAAATTATGGTATGATCTAGGTCATGCGCAAGCCTCCACTGCCGACGCCGCGCCCACCTGGGGTGCCGTTGCCCGACGAAGAAGAGGAAGGTCCGACAAAGCCTGATTCACTAGACGCCGGTCTCGGACTAACTCAAGCCCTATCGACATGGCCTGCCCAGTGTACGGAGCATCGACCTCTTGCACGAGGGTCTGTGCCACCTCCAAGTCAAGTAATCGCTGAGATACTGAACGAAGACGAGCCTCAGAGGGCACGGCGAGAACGACGACATGTACGTCTGGGGGGTGTCGCTCGCTTCCTGCGCCTGCTGCGTGTGCTACCTGCGCGGCGATCATCCCGAGAGGGAGATCAGAGCGGACAATGATGAATTGGGTAAGAGGACCAGAGTCCTTTTGACTGTCAATCGCGGTTCATGTCTACACAATGCGCCCACACCGGCAGCATGTCAAGCCCAAGGCTCGTTTTTATTTTGGTTGGCCCGAACCTCCTGGCGTGTTAGGTGCTCGCCGCCGCCACAGCGCCGAGGGTTTCCACAACCCCAGCACGAGCATGGGTGGGGTGTAGTGGCTCGCATTCCAACGAATCTAGTATCTAGATCAAAACGGATTTCGTCACTCCACCTACGGAGGAAACGACGAGCGCGGGCTTTCATACGAGCCGACTGGTGTCGGCGATACGATCTTGAACGGGACATCTGCACAACCTTTTGTGAGCCCCGACCAACATGGACGAGGCTAAATAGTGACGTGGCTGTGCATGGGAGCCACCTTATCACAATAGGTAGAGCTTGACACCCGTCATGATCATCTTTTAAATTAGAGATCCACGTGGCAACAAAACGAAAATTCATCTTTAACGATATCGTAAAGACAGCCTTCTTGGAGTCTGTTCGGCGCACAGGGCTGGTGGCGAAGTCCGCGAGCGCCGTTGGTACGAGCAGCAGGAGGATTAAAACAGAGTGTGAAGTGGACAAGGACTTCGGCGCTGATTTCCAAGAAGCTTTGGTGATGTACGCGGAGTCTGTACAGGAAGAACTGCACCGCCGCGCCATGGAGGGTGTAGAGGAGATTGTATATTTCCAAGGTGTCGAGTGCGGTAGGAAGATCAATTACAGCGACTCACTACTCACCACGTTGGTCAAGGCCAAGAGCCCTGAGTTCCGAGAGAAGCTCTCCGTGGACACCACCATCCATGGGGGTGTGCTGTGCGTGTTACCACAGGCACCGACCACCAATAAATGGTTAGAGACAGCTAACCCTGCGCAGCTCCCAGCCGCGCCGATAGAAGCAGAATTTGAAGAGGGTAAAGTAATCGATGTCACCGAAGAAGATTAAAGAGAGTCAGATCGTTTGGAAACTGGACGAAGATGGCAACCTCCGAGCGTACCATAAATCTAACCTGAACAAACCAGTTATCTGGGCACCACAACCAGGATCACAAGAGGCTTTTCTTTCGTGCCCACTTGCCGAGTGCCTTTATGCCGGTACTCGTGGACCCGGGAAAACAGATGCCCTAATCATGGATTTCGCCCAACACGTCGGGCAGGGGCTAGGAGAGGATTGGCGTGGTATACTATTTCGTAGAACGTTCCCTGAATTGAAGGACGTTATCGCGAAGGCCAACAAATGGTTTCCACAGATCTTCCCCACTGCCAAATACAACAAGGCAGATCACACATGGACATTCCAAGACGGCGAGCAGCTGATCTTCGGGTTCATGGAGAAGGAAGACGATTACTGGAAATATCACGGCCATGCTTATCCATGGATAGGCTGGGAGGAATTAACAAACTGGCCAACTGATGAACTGTTCAAACGAATGTTCTCGACCAATCGTTCTACGAACACAAAGGTGCCAAGAAAGATCAGAGCTACATGCAACCCGCATGGCGTGGGGCATAACTGGGTCAAGCTTCGCTATGGACTGCCGGTACTACCCGGGCAGATCACGACCCCGATTAAGAAGACTCCTGGCGAGCCAGACCGCGTTGCGATCCACGGAACGATCCACGAGAACAAGATCCTTCTGCACGCCAACCCCGATTACATAACCATCCTCCGCGCCTCGTGTAGCTCACCGGCAGAGGAAGCAGCCTGGATCGACGGCTCCTGGGACATCACGTCGGGCGGAATGTTCGACGATCTCTGGAACCGTGATATTCACATCTTGCAGGGGATCACACCACAAATGATCCCGAAGCGTTGGCTGATGGACCGAAGCTACGATCATGGACAAAGCGCACCATTTTCAGTAGGTTGGTGGGCACAGTCCAACGGAGAACCCCTGACTCTACCATCCGGCCAGATAGTTGGACAAGTCCGTGGGGACCTGATACGCATCCAAGAATGGTACGGATGGGATGGCACCCCCAATAAGGGGCTGCGCATGACCGCCGCCGAGATCGCAATTGGAATACGTGAGCGCCAAAGAGAAATGGGCATTGATAGCCGCGTCCGTCCTGGCGTTGCTGATGGCGCTATATTCGACCAGTGGGAGCCAAACAAGTCAGTTCAAGGAGACATGCGAAAGAAGGGTGTCAAGTGGCTCAGAGCCGACAAAGGACCTGGAACCCGCATCCAAGGATGGCAGCAAGTCAGGAGGCTGCTCAAGCAGGCCATACCTACAGATGGTCCCCGCGAGCTACCTGGGCTATTCGTGTCCGACCTCTGCACCCAATTCCTCAGAACGGTCCCCGTCCTATCCCGAGATAAAAAGGACCCAGATGACGTTGATACCAAAATCGAGGACCATATCGCTGATGAGGTAAGGTATCGTTGCCGCGCCAAGCAGGCGAAGCGTACTAAGATGATCCAAGGATAGTCATGGGCAACGAAAAATTAAAAGGACCCGCGAACCCATCAGCAGCGCGTGAGCGAATGCTTCCGATGTGGCGCTTGATGGATGCCCTACTTGGCGGCACCGAGACCATGCGCAACGCTGGTAAAGAGTATCTCACTCAGCACACTGGTGAGGTAGAGGATCGCTACAGGGAGAGGCTGGCACAGTCCACTCTTTGGAACCAGCTAGAGATCACACTCGGTGGATGGGTGGGAAGGCCCTTCCGTGATCCACTAAAATTAAACGACGACGTTCCAGAGGAGATCACAAAGCTCTCCGACGACATCGATCAGCTCGGAACCAATATGGACACGTTCGCTCGTGCGTGGTTCCGGTGTGGAGTATCAAAGGCTTTCTGCCACGTTCTGATCGAGGCACCACCAGTCCAAGAGAACGAGGATGGGTCTACGCTCAATAAAGAGCAGGCAGCCGAACAGAACCTACGACCGTACTGGTGTCTGATCGAGCCAGACGAGATCATTGCAGCACGATCCGAAGTGATCGATGGACAAGAGGTGTACACACACGTCCGTATCCACGAGCGCACGCTGGAGAAAGATCCAGACGACGAGTTCGCCGAAGTGTGGGTAGAGAAGATTCGGGTCTACGATCGACTTGGTGACACGGTGACTGTCACGGTGTACAGGCGCGACAACGATAAGGACGCGGACTCCGCAGACGGCTGGCCACAAGAGACCAAGGTAAATCTTGGAATCAAAGTGATCCCACTCATAACATTCTATGCGGATCGTCAAGGCTTCCTCTTAGGCAAGAGCCCTCTTCAAGATCTCGCTGAGCTGAACAAGAAGCACTACAACAGCCAGAGTGATCAGGACAACATCCTCACGATTGCACGCTTCCCAATTCTCGCCGCCAGTGGCGTGACGAGCATTGATGGTAGCGATGCACTAAGCGCTGATCCGCAGGCAGGCAGCGACTTCAATGGAACCAAAGGTGTCGTCATTGGGCCGTGGAACGTCCTGGTGTCGGAAGAGGTTGGCTCGAAGTTCTACTACGTCGAGCACAGCGGCAAGGCCATCAAGACGGGACAGGATAGCCTTGAGCTACTGGAAGCCAAGATGGCTGCCTACGGCAGTGAGTTCCTCAAGAAGTCTCCAGACCGGCAGACAGCCACAGCGCGTGCGATGGACTCACAGGAGAGCGTGAGCCCGCTGCAAGCGATCACACTGAACTTCATCGACGCCATGCAGAGCGCACTTGCACTCACAGCCATGTGGATGAACATATCATCCAACTCAGGTGACGTGGACGAGAAGTTCCACGGCGGCACTGTAACGATCGTCACCGACTTTGGACCAGAGGATGCCAGTGGTGTTGATCTCGCTGCCCTCACTTCCATGCAGCAGGCACGAATAATTAGTGGTAAGCAGATGCGACGAGAGGCCAAGCGCCGAGGTATCCTCGCGGACGACTTCGATGAGAAAGATAACCAGAGAGAGTTGGACGAAGAGCTGTTGAGACTCCCTGCGCCTGGCAAGGATCTAGATCCTTTGGTCACAGTTGGTGACGCCCTAAAAGGAAAGGGCGACATAATAAAGAACGAACCAAAAGAGAACGAACCAAAAGAGAACGAAGACAAGAAAGAGAAAGAGAAGGATGACAGCACCACTAAATAGAGACGGGCTAGAGGCCAACAAGATCATAGCTGAGTCGGCAGAGATGTCGAAGACGATGGCGCTTATGATCTTTGGCTTCGGTAGAACGATGACGATGCTCACGTTCAAGCCCAAGCAGGCAGCTGCGCACTGCATCCAGGCAGCCAAGGAACTGGAAACCATGACCAATCAGATGCACGCACTTGCTGAGCGCATCATGAATTGGGATGAGAAAAAACTCATTGTCCCAGGGAAGCAAATCGTTGACACAAGCAACAAACCCCTCAACTCCTGAGTGTGAGAAGTGCGGCGACTCTGGCATAATCAACGTTGTCGTGAGTAGTGAGGATCCCGATGTCATTGGTTCCCGCATGGACACCGAGCCATGCAAGGATTGTATGCAGAGTAGATTGAGAGCTACTATCGAATCATCAGCCGCAGAAGAATACGACTCGCCAGATGGACGCACACCAGTCCAGCACTACATGCGCGGCGGCATCGAGTGCATCGACGCCATGAAGGCGATCTCCACACCAGCTGAGTTCCAGGCGTTCTGCCGACTCACTGCGTTCAAGTACCTCTGGAGACTAGGCGAGAAAGACAACCCTGCCTGGGAGGCAAAGAAGGCCAACGACTACACACGTTGGCTTGAGCAGTCGTTAGCAGAGAGTAAGTAGTGTCGAAGCACGCGATCATAGACGGCTCAATCTTGAATGAGATAGCCTTGCAGCGGTACATCCGTCGCGAGGTTCGTCTCATGCTGGAGCTGTTCGAGAGCTACGACATCAAGCTCTCGAAGATCATACGCGACATGTACCGAGAGAAGATGGGAACCAACAGTCTCCAGTACAAGTCGATGATCGCAGCCATCATGGCTAAGCGATCAGAGATGATTGACAAGGCCAAGGTTCTGATCAACAAGACTCTCGAAGATGTAGGTGGCACTGAGTACGAGAAGGAGTGGGAGCTACTCGCTGCTGCACTGGGACTCGATAGTAAGATGCCTAAGCCACCGAAGACGACCGGAGCGCTCAACGAACCGTTCGCATCCGGTGCAGCCAGCGCATCAACACTGGGCGTATGGCTCGCCGCCCTGAAGGCTGTGGACTTCGCCAGGATCAGAGACGCACTCGCACTGGCAGCGTCAAACCAGGAGTCTGTGGACATGGCTGTGGCCCGAGCTGTGGGCACCAAGGACCGAGAATTCCGTGACGGTGTGGCTGCCGTCAGCCGAAATAACATCCGTGCGCTCGTGGCTACGGCCATCGCTCATGTGTCTCAATGGGTGCGTGAGAAGCTCTGGGGCAAGCTCGCAGGGGTCGCAGGAATGGTTTGGGTTGCGATCCTAGACGCTGCAACTACGGCGATTTGCAGAGCACGCGATAACAAAGTTGTCATGTTTGACAACAATCAAGCGCCAGAAGGTGCTAGCCTTCTCTCACCACAGGCAGCTCGACCACCAGCACACCCCAATTGTAGATCACGAATGGTTGCGATCATCAAAGGGCAGGGGATGCCAACGCGAGAGACCTTCGATGAATTTTTACGAGCACAAACACCAGCGAACCAGAACAATGTTTTAGGGGATGCCAAGGCCGAAATGTTTCGGCGAGGCGAAGTAACCCTCAGTGGCTTTGTGGACGACACCGGCCAAGAACTAACACTACAACAGCTACGAGCAGCATAAGGAAGACGCGATGACTTTCATATTTGGACAGAACGAAACAGTAACCGACCTTGAGGCGGTAGACGAAAATCTACGACCCTTCTACACAAAGGCAGAGGGGGAGGAGACGTACACGATCAAAGAAGATCTCCAGGGAATTGCAAAGGCATGGGACGGCATCAACACCGCGAACGCCAGCATCCGAAAAGAGAATAAGAGCTTGTCTACCGGCAAGATCGACCTCTCTGGGCTAGCAGACTTCGGAACCACACCTGCCGAGATCCTCGAAACCTTCACCACGCGCAACAAAGAGATGAGCGATGCGCTGGACAAGAAAGCGGATCACGTCAACCCTGAGAAGATCAGAGTTGAGATGAAGAAGGCGCATGGGGTGGAGCTTGATGCTGCACACAAACAACGGGATAGTTACCAGCACCAGCTCTACACCACACTTGTTCAGAACGTCGCCATGCTTGCGATCACTGAGCACAAGGGGAACGCAGAGCTGCTCCTAGGCTTTGTTGAGAAGCAGGTCGTGATGAAGGAAATCGACGGCAAACTTGAGCCACATGTCATCGATGACGATGGCGACCGCAGGATGGGCGGTGCGGGTTCGTTTATGACTGTCCCCGAGCTGGTGAAGTCAATGAAGGGCGAAA